GTTAAGTTTACTACTGTGGGTGCGCCACCATAGTCTATTGTAACAGGTTCACCATTACGATCAGTAAAGTTTTTTACATCAGAGATCTTACGTTTTATCTTCATGTACTTACCTATACCAAGGTCTGCATTACCTTGCCTTATCCTATCACTATTCATAGGATGTAGGTCTAAACCTTCTTTCTCTAAGTGTCCTATCTGTGCTTCTTCAGTAAAGTAAGCATTAGTAATGTACTGCCCACCTTGACTGTGTACTGCTTGTGCGGCGCGTGGTCCATCTGCACTTCCCATATCCGCATTTTCTGGAAATACTTTCGCATATTCTAGTATCATATCCATTGTGTATTTAGCCATGTCGAGTTCCTTTCGGCTGTTGGTACTTATATATAATGTCCTTTTTGGACAAAGTGTAAAGTAAATATAAAAATAAATTAGTGTATGTCTGCGTAGGTCTTACCGAACTGTGCATCCACACCTAATGGTACATTGAGTTCTAACTTATTATTAAGGTTTTCAATAGCTTGCTCCATTGTGACCTTAGTTTGTTCTTCTTCTCCTTCTGGTACGAGTGCGATGATTTCATCATGGAATTGTCCGATAGTTTTAATTCCGTAGCGACGACATAAAGATACCCAACTGTCAAAACAAAATACTCCTGTTCCTTGATTTAATGTAGAGAACTTATCCTTGTCACTACGTAGGCTGTACCAGAAGTTTGATACAGGATTCAGTAGCCACATAGACCCAAATAAGTCTCTTGTACGTGCTGTATTAGCTACCTTATCTACTGACCAATTACGTGACCAGAAGGCTTCTAACAGTACTGTAGCCTCTTCCTTGCTCATGCCTGTATTACGTGACAGAGTAGAAGAACCCACGCCATATGTAGCACTGTAGTTAACTACTTTGTAGTTCTTACGTAGGGCTGATAGAGATCTCTCCCCACTGTTATGTTTGTCAATGTCCTCTTGTGTAATTATACCTGCGTGTTTAGCTAAGTCTAAGTGTGGGTCAAACCCTTCTTTAGACATCTCTTCTACGTAGTCAGGGTCTAGTGGCTTCATGTAGTGACGCTTAGTTGTATCCTCTAGTGAGGTCATATCAGCACCACATAATGTATATCCATCTGGACAAGTCAAACAACCTCTTATCTCTTTACCATAAGGCTTATCTACAGCAGGTAAGTTAACGAGAGGCTTGGCATGTTTAAACCTAAGAGTATTAGTTAGACCTGCTATGTTAGCCTGTACGTACCCATCTACTTGTGCGTTAACCATAGCTTTAATAACACCTATACGATGAGACAATACAGACAAACCATCAAGTAAGTTTATAGCAGGTTCTTTATCTGCTAGTGCTTTTACTGATCTACATAACTCTGCATCCTTACGTACTTGTTCTAGCTTTCTAGTGTCGCCTGTAACCTTATCACGTAAGAACTTGAATGTACGTGGTTGCCAACCTAACGAGAATAGCCAATCCTTAACTTGATCTGTACTGTTGGGGTTAGCTCTTTCTTCTCCAACCTTAACTGTAAGTGATTGTGTAGACTGTGGTTGTTTCTGCTCTTTACATAATGCTACCCACTTCTCTCCATTAGATGATAACGACCCATCCTTCTTGTGCATAACTTTAGGTTTGTTACGTACTGCTGTAACAATCTTACGTGGCATAGCATCAGCAAGTAATTCTGTCTTCTCAGCCTTTAGGCTTTCCCATGTAGCCAGATAATCTTCTGCTTTGTCTACGTCCAATTTCCACTGTAGGGACTCTTGCTCTCTAGCGCACTCCATCTTGAATGTCATGTAGTCAATAAGTCTATCCTTATTTCCACTGTCGGGGTATAGCTTGTCTAGCTTTATACTCAGGTCACGCCACAGTCTTACGTTGATCTTAACATCTTCTTCACACCTGTATTGATATTCTTCTGGACTTAAGTTCTTCCAGTCATTGATCTCTGGTTTAGGTACACCATACATCTCACCATACTGGGCTAGTCCATGCTTCTGTAGGTGGTGGTTTATGTACCAAGCTATAGGTAATGTATCTATAATCCTAGCGTCTACCTTTATGTCTAGGATCTTTTCCACTACAGGTATATCATACCTAACTATGTTGTGACCTATAACTGTTTCAGCGTTGAGAAAGAATGTACGCATCTCCTCATAGTCAAAGGTGGATTGTATTTGACCTTCTTCGTTTACGTAAGACAGTACGTGTATCTTTGTAGGGTTAAACCCATCTGTTTCTATATCAAATACTTGCATTACAATATCTCCCTCAACATAAATGTATCTAAGTTAAATGCTAACTTACCTGCTTGTCCTTCTTCTGAACAAGGTCTGTTCTTCTCAACCTTTAGGTAAGTCGTGTTACGCTCTTCCATATTGTCAGCTTCCTTATCTCTGTGTAGGTCTATGATAACAGACGCACGTTGACCTATCATCTTACAATACTTAGGGTCGCCATTCTCATTAGTGTGTGCAATGGTTACAATGCCTACGTTAAGTTCTGCCGCTAACTTAGATAGTCTGATAGACAGGTCAGCTAACATAGCTTCCTTGCTTTCTTCTGATGTACCTACAACTACGTCTTGTATAGGTTCAAAGAATACAAACTTACAATCACAAGCCTGACTAAAGAATCTTATCTGATCTATTAGTTCATCAGTACCTTGACCATCACCTAAGTAGAATTGATAGAAGTTCTCATCTTTAGTTATGTTACTTATAGCTTCTCGCACAAGGCCATCAGCTTCCTTCTCTTCTATCAGGTCACGTCTTGTCAGGTTGTCACCTACCTCATACGACACAAGCCCTAGCAGTGACCTTAATTTAGTCTCCTCTAAGTGCCATGCGGCTATAGGTATACCTTGCTTTAGCATACTGTATTCCATGTAACGCATGAGTTCAGTCTTACCTATACCTGTAGGTGCTTTAAATACTGTGAAGTGTCCTTGCATAAGACCTAGTATCTTCTCATCTAATGCTACAATACCTGTAGGGTAATAGACGTGTTCTGGTGTATCCTCATACAACTTAAGAAACTGGTCAGCAGTATTGAGTATGTTCTCTGGAGTATGCTTGACTGGCTTCCACCATAAGTTCTTAAAGTCTGCACCTTTACCTGCCTGTAAAAAATCATTGGCATCTTTATATTCACCATGTTGCATACGATAAATCTTGTTAGGAAACAGCCTAGCCATACGATCAGCTAAAGCATTACCTGCCTCATCATTATCTACTGACAGTATGATCTTCTCGAAGCTACCTAACCAGTCCTTACAGTTCTCCCACAGCTTCTTAGATGGTGTAGCTGAAGGCAACGACACAACAGGGTTAGTATACTGACTCTTAAGCATCTGTGAAGCTGATAGAGCGTCTAGTTCACCTTCTGTTATTGTAACCATCTTACTACAACCAGCAGGGTATAGGTTCATACCGAATAGTTCATCACCTTTGAAACCATCTTTAGCATAGAAAGCCTTCTCATCTAGCTTACGTACCTTAATTCCCCCAGAGGGGTATATGTACTCTTGTCTATCGTTATACGTTAGTACGTTATAATCTTTCATTGTACCTAACATAATCCCACGTAGGGGGGTGTAATCACCTTCTGACCTGTCTTCAATTCTCTTAGGTGTAAACTCTGTTACGTTCATATATTCACTTTCTTTCTTTGTCGGATACTTATCTTTTGCCCAAGTGTGCATCTCTTGTCTTGAAGGATAACCAGAGTCACACGAATGACACTTACCAAATCCTTCGGTGTTATACGAGAACGCATCGCTAGAGCCACACGACACATAAGGACAAGGTTGTCGTGGTATGTCTTGATATACTATAGTCATACTTACGTTTCTTTCTATTAGTAATTATATTATTAAGTTAAAACTTACGTTAATACTTAAGTAGGCATTTATCTATAATGTCTTTTTAAGCTAAAGTGTAATATCACAAATTGTTACAAGTTTGTCACGAATGTCATTTCTCATAGTATTTAAGTGCATACGAGACATACCTAACGCTTTAGATGCTTCTGTTATGTTATTGTTATTATTATACAAAACTAGAAATACCTTCCACTCTCTGTCGCTTAGTTCTTTCTTTAATGTTTCTATAGAATCTTTTAGCTCATACGACCCAAACAAATCGTCAGCAGGTATTTGTGCCTCATCTGGTTCTACATAAACTGTAGTGTCTGTTACAGCCGCGTCACGACCAAACCTACCTTTAGGGTAGCTAAGTTTAGATAGACCTACATTTACATATTCATACATGACTGTTCGTGCGCTATAATACAATTTAGGTGGGTCAGTGATACCTTCTGCCCTCATCTTTAAGCATAGCACTACACCCTCAGAAACTATATCATCATAGTCCTGATGGTTGTAATACTTACTAGCTAACCTTCTACACATATCTAGTATTTCTTGGTTGTTCATAAAATTAGACCTGAAATATATAACATTGCCTTAACTAATACGAAAGCAAATCCTATAAAGGCAAATCCTATAACAGCAAAAAATAATATACTAATCATTAACTCTTCTTTTTTCTCATCTTCTCTTATTTTATTAGTTCTGTAATATGGTTTATAATCTTTACTCATTCTTTAGCTCCATTTCAATTGTGTTAATCTTAAAACCGCAAATCAAACATTTCTTATAGCGTTTTATACTAGGAAATCCTCTTCCGTGGTATTCTCTTGTATCAGTTACTTTAAGTTTATTCTTATAACCCTTAGTTAAGCAGTCTGGGCAATAGAATACTTGTCTTAAACTCATTTGTGTGTTCTTTCTATATCTTCAACTATAATATCTCTCTTAAACTTTATAGCTTCCTTTACAGGTTCTTTAGCGTATATAATATCATTAAGTCTTTTCACTACGTCACTCGTAAGCATAAAGTCTCCATGTAGATCTATCTTTCCCATTAGAACATTACCTCTCCATCTATTATTAGTGTGTTATGCCAAGCTATAGTCTCGGCTCTTAGTGCATAGAAGCCTGTCTGCTCGGCTATAGTCTCAAGTTCTTCTGTATCACTCTTGAGTATGCCTAGCTCCATAAGCTCCATTTCCATCGAAGGGGGTAGAGGCATTACACCTCAGTCCCTAGCCCAAAGATACGACGACCACCTGCTACAAAACCTAGCACACGATCTACATTAAAGCACTTGTAGCCTTGCTTAGTCTTAAGTGTGATGTACCCTGCCTTACGCAGTGCTTCAGCCGCTATACGACCCTTCTCGTTGCCCTTAAGACCTTTTATTACATTCATACGTCCAGTGTAGGTACGCTCCTCGTTATCCTTAGTTAAGAACTTAACTGTGATAAACTTGTTCTGGTTCTCTGATAATACATTAGTAACCATGTTAAGTGGTAGTGTCATTATATACTTCCTTCTGCTTGTCTATTAATTTCCACTGAGGGGGTATCGTCTTGTCCCTCTTGTTCTACAACGTAATTCCACTCAGCTTCCATGTCAATACTATATGGTGGTAGCATCGTAAGTGCATGAGTATTAAAAGCGACAAAGTTAGTTATGTTCTCTAGCTTATACTTTGCGCTAAGAGACTTAGCTGATTGTTCAGCTTGTTCTAGTACTCTCTTACGTCCATCTAAAACTGTAACGCCCTTACCTTTACCTTTGTTTATACCTGCAACTTTATATGTTTTATTCTCGTCACTGCTCATAGTAATTATCCTTTTACATCAATTAGTTATCTTGCATTTCCTGTTGACATTGTTCACACAACTCAATCTCGTTTAGCTCATCTATGTCAACCTCTTCATCACACGATACACAATACGCATAAAACAATTTACGCTGTTCTAGCTCGACTACATAGTTACCTATTCTACTCATCATTACTCTCCTCTTTAAATGAATACTCATCATACAACTGTGGTGTTCTAATACGCCTCTCAACTCCGTCCTGATGGTACTGTAACATTGACTCAGCAAAACTTATACAACCTACACCTGTAAATCCATACTCAGGGGCTTCTTCATACGCCTCATGATATACTTTTATTAGTTCCACATACAACTCATGTGGTATCTCATCATTTAACAAGCCCTTAGTTAGTTCTGTCTCTGTCTTGTAGACCTTATTTCCATCGGAGGGTACTTTATTTCCATCGGAGGGTCTAACGAACTGCCCAGTTATAGGGTCAATCGGTGGTATCTTATCGCCACTCATTTTACTGTTCCTTCCATTAACCTCATTACATCTTCTGTTAAGCTATCTATATAAGAATATACATCTTCTGGACTATGGTACTCAAAAGGTTGCCAGTGATATTCTTCTATCATTTTAAGTTGTTCGTCCTCATAATCTAAGTCCCAAAAGTTATCATCTAGATGTTCGGATAAGAAATGCCCTGATAACCTAATGAATAGCTTCTCGTATTGCTTTTGTCTTATTGAGTTACTCATTGTTATTCTCCTTTGCTAAGTATTCTAAATTAAACCAATGTCCATTGTCTTCACAGTAACTAAACTGCCCATCACTTTGTACGTGTAAATAGTGTACGCCATACTTACGATCTTTACTAACTGCAAACCTGTTTCCATTGATACCTAACTTGTTAAGCATCTTGTTAGCATTATCGACTATCTCTTGTGCTGTATACTCGTCACTAGGCTCTTGTAGTTCTATCCACACACCCATAGTTGTTAGTTTCTGTTCACCCATTTTATTATCTCCTAATCTCTGTTACCAATCATTGCCCATTGGCCTTTTTTAAGGCACTCGTCAGCTAAATCTGATGCTTCTTGGTATGTTAACCAATCGTCATTTACTTGCTTGCCATCGACCCAAACACTATATGCTTTTCTTGTATCACTCATTACTATTCTCCTTTTCAAACTTAGCTAATGCACGTTCACAGTCTTTATGATCTGCATACATTTCTATTTCTCTCTGATGACAGTAAGCCATAGCTGATAGTTCTCCGTCAACCATTTCTATCTCTTCTACATCTATTTCCATCTCGCCATAACCTAAGTCTAAATAGACTCTAGTGTCTACGTGCCTGCCATATTTTTGTCTTACTATTTCCAACATTATATCCCCATCTGAATATTAGTTTCGTGTATTGAGTGACCTATGTTTACAACATCAAGTGCTTCCAAGTAAGTTAAATCGTGGTCTTCTACTAACTTATCTACACTAAAGTAATTGTTTACATAATCTAGGTACATATTTACTAATTCATTATTACTATATACTTCTCTTGTATTCATTATGATTCTCCTTTTATATTTCTCGTAACATTTTCCCACGTAGGGGTCAACTATTAATTCCCACGTAGGCTATTTCCCACGTAGGGGGTCTACTAATTCCCACGTAGGGGGTGACATAATTACATCTTGACGTGACATATTTGCAACGTGACATAAATGCAACTGATTCTGTAATCTGTATTTTATCTATTGACAGTGACATAATTGCAACACCCTAAGCGAATCGTTATAAGTGATTCGACCCTAACACGAAATGATTCGCAAATGTCAATAGTGATAAATATGCAACTGCGACAATATGACCCCTTGACAGCTTTGTTCCTGATTCGTTCAAATGTTTTGATTCGGCATCAGTCCATTTTAACACGGATTCGATTCTAAGTATATAGTTAATTTTTGCATACCTGCCATGCATCCAGTGCATAGATAAGTTTTAATAGGGCGTCAGTCCATTTTACCATGATTCGCTATTTTTTGTCAATAGCATCTCAAACGCTCAAATTTAGCTTGTGACGGCTTCTAGGTCTTTAGGCTATGTTACTATATAAAATTGATTCGGCGGCGTTACAGCGAGTCAACCCCATAAAATGACCTTTATTTTT